TCCCTCTCTTCGTCCACTCCGAGCATCCAATAGGCTACACCTTCGTAGGCAAGAGCCAAGCAAATAAAGCCATCCATATCCGAATCAATATCTATTCCACTCCCCAATAGCGTGTGGTCTGACTTTACTCCATCGAGTCGATTCTTACAAGTTCTGCAACACGCACTCATCGCTCGCTCCTTCTGAATTTGTCTGCCGACGGGCATGTTGCGAAGTGGCTGACGTAGCCATATTGGTCGCTCTCCAAGTCCCACTCGCCACTTGCCAAACGCCCGTCTGGTAGAACGAGTCTCAAACTGCCGTATGGTGTTGTGTTTTTGAAATAAACCTTTTGTGAATCACACGGCATTGCTTTCCCGTTCGGTGTCTTAATCCATATAATGTCCGCTCCACACGCTTTGCATTTAATCATCCTCGTCATGTCCTCCCCATACCGACCGCACATCTTCCTCGAATATCTCCCATGCCATCTTTGGGCTTCTCGCCCGTATCAGCGTTAGCCTGTCAAAGATTCTGTCCCGGATAACGTATATCTGATTCTCGGCATAGTACCAGTCGTGATAGTCTTCCTCAACACCGACATCACGGAAGTCGTTCCACTTGATTGCTCGATTTACCAAGGCTTTGTAAATCATCTGAAATGCATCGTCTATACTCACGGTTTCTCGCTCCTTTCCGTCTGTGGCTCGATCTCAACTGGTGACAAATTGTAACCACTTGGCTCGGTCTTGCGGTCTGCCTTGAGCCAATAAATCAGTCCATCTCGGCTACTTGACCAACAATACTGCATATAGTTAAGCCATTCTCCGTAAAGCCACTCGGCAAATTCTTCTTCCGATAGTGTCATCAGCCATTCAAGATTTGTCATCACTCGCCCTCTCTTTCTCCGTCTGCTCCCTCTTCTTCTTTCTGCGTTCTCTTCCTTTGGCTCTCTTTAGATCTGCTTTTTCAGCAAGATACCCCTCTCTGATATCCTTGTAATGACAACGTGCTTCTATGCCATAACGAATCTCTCGGCAATCAACATCGTGCCACGCCGTTATGTTCCACACAGGCACATCCTTGTAATACTTGAGTAAACGCTCTTTTCCCTCGTTATCATATTTAGTATGTGCCTTAGTTAGATAGAAATCGTGCAAACGCCTCGTTCCTCTCGCTTCTTCGCAAGTCAACCATGCGTCACCTATAATTACATGGATGCGTATAGGGTCTGTGGAACTGTGAACAACATTCAGTAACTTTTCGATTGTTATCTCATACTCATTACATTCCCTCATCACTCGCCCTCTCTTTCCGTCTGCCGTGTATCGGCTCACCGTCTCTCATCCTTCCTCATCTTTTCGAGCCACGCCATCTCTCTTTCATACCACTCATCGATTTTCCGTTCCAACTCTTTGGATTCACGATGAATCTTTACAAACTGAACTACTCCCCATATCAACAGAGTGATGATCATCATAGAGCCAAATATTGCTTCAATCATTCGGTCTCTCCCTTCTCCAACGTTTCCAACGTGTTAGACGCATTGGATGCGTTGGACATCTTTGCTCCGCAATTTGGGCAGAATGAATAGCCGTATTCCCTGACCCATTCGCGCCCGTCGTCCGTTCCATACTCCCGTCGCTTTGTCCCCTGTCCGCAAGCGGTGCAATAGTCCCATTCTGGGTCGAACGGGTTCGGTATCCAACACCCTGCCAGTTTGCCCTTCACCGCATACGCAGCCCCGTCGACAACAATCACTTTGTCTGTAGTCGCCGCGTAATCGATGTCACGCGTGAAGTCACACTCCGGGTTGCATCGGTCGCACCTTTTTCGGTTGCAGAGATAAACCGCTTCGATGGTCGGAGCATCTTTGATTGCGTGATAAATCCCCAGCCATTCCATAAACGCGCGCCGTTCTTTTGTCCGATCCGCTCCGTCCAGTGGTCTGTGCCGCCGCATCATTTCTTCTAGGAATTTCACGCTGATGTATCTGTCACTCATCGTCTTCCTTCCTCCCGCTTCTTGATCTCATACTGTCTCCGTATCTCCGCAATGAACCCCTCGGGATGGTTCAGTATCCCGTAATAGTCCTTCCTGAACCAGTTCTCGGCGTTCACACAGTCCTGCGCCGCCAGGATCCGGTCCGTCACGGTCCTCGCCCCGTCCAGTACCCGGTACAGTCTCATGAGGTGCTGGACCTCGCCCTGGTAGATGTCCTCGACCATCTTCCGGGCCGTCTCCATCTGGATCGCGTCGATGTGGGTGTTGCCGCTGTACTCCACGAGCGACTCGCACCCGGTCACGATGTAGATCCGGTCGCCGTCGCAGGTACTGTCACAGGACTCGACCACTTCCCGCTCGAGGATAGGTTCCCAGAGGACGAACCTGTACTGGATGTCCGTCTTGTTCGGAGGTGCCGGTTCGATGCCCCTCTTCTTCAGCTCCTCCCGCGCCTTTGCCCGGTCCCGGAGGACCTGCTTGTATTTCTCGCACTGGGCGAAGGTCTCGGTGTCGACTCTCTGCCGTTCCCTGCTGTTGTGCCGGATCAGGGTCAGGGCCCGTCCGATGTAGATGAAATGCCCGCCGTTCTGGGTGCCGACCCGGATGGTGTTCGGTTTGTCTCTGCGGATGGCTTGGAGTAGGTTCATAGGTCTAGGTCCCCCCATTCTATCATCAGAGCCTTCAGGGTCCCGAGAAAGTAGATGATTCTTTTGATTTCGTAATCATAGAACCGCATCGTAATCAGCGGCACCTGTTCAAGTTCCTGCACCTGCTTTGTGTTCTCGAACTTTTCCATCGTCTCTTTCAGAACCTCCATGAGTTCACCGTCGCTCATATCATCATCTCCTCCTCTTTTTCATCCGCGGCGTCCCCATAAACCCGCGCCATGCATCTCCGGCACTGCTCATAGGACTCGCCGCCCTCGCATCTGATACGCTCGCAGTATGGGTCGTCCCATTCGTCGAACGGTTCCCTGTCACTGTACCAGCTCATCGCTCCACCTCCTAAAACATCCGTATCTGTTCGCCCTTGATATTTTTCCGTCCGCAGTACGGGCAGAACTTGTACGGGTTCCAGTAGCTATAAACGCCGATAAACATCCGCCCGCCACAATCTGGACACTTGCACATCCTATGGCCGTTATCGAGCTCATACTCCCACTCGCCGGTCGCTTGCATCTGTTTGCAGTTAGGGCACATCGCCTGTGACTTATCGAGGCATTGTTTGCAGTTCATTGCTCCTCCCCTCTGCACCTAGGACAGAACCTCGTCCTCGCCGCTCCGTCCCGGAACTCTGCCCCGCACTGCTTGCAGATATGCCGGTACACCCTCGGCTTTTTCTGCTTCCCGTCCTTCCAGTATTCACACTCCGCCACAGGTATCCCCCGGACCTTGCCCGTCCCGCTGGAATAATCGCAAGTGTTTGTGTGGACGGAATAGTAGCCGCACTTCCTGCATTCCTTCCGGTGCATGGCTTCGGTCCCTGCCTGTGTCTGCTTCGGAATCTCACCGGGCAGTTCTTCAGCCCGGGCCCGCGGAACCTCTGCAGCCTTCGGGTCATCGTCCTGTTTCGGTTCGCCTTCCGGCTCCTGCTCCGAAGTGGGAACGTCTCCGCTCTTCCCCGGTGCCCAGACAGTCCCCGGTTCCGTAACGGCTTCCACTGCATCGAGTTCAAGCGGCTCCGGGTCTACGGTGATCTCGGTACCGTCCCATCCCACGACCTTGACCGGTTCCAGGTTCATGCAGTCAACGTGTAACTCGTCCGGCTCCTGTCTCTCCCCGGTCTTGGCAATTACGGGCTCCGCTTTCTCCCGGTCTTCGCCTTCTTCCAGTAACTCCCACAGCCTCCGCTCGATCTCGGTACACGCATTGATTGGGTTCTTTCTTTGAGCCACGCTTTGCTCCAGTACCCCGCGAATATAGGATATGCCCTGAAGCATCTCGATCACTGTCCTGTTCAGTCTTCCCATCGTTCTCCCCCTCTGACGGTCTCCCACACCGTCCGCTTCTTTTTCCTTCCGAGGCCCTCGCTCCTCTGCCTCGCCGCTTTGATCTTGTTGTAAGTGTCCTCGAGCCAGACCGCCTGTGCCTGTATCTGGTACCAGGTCTCCCAGTCTTCCCCGGTCATCGTCTCGAAATCGTGCTCGTCCCGGAACTGCCTCGCCACCTTATTCGCCTCGACCAGTGCCTGGAAGAAATCGGCTTCCGTCTCGAGGCCTGTCGCCTTGATCGTGACTACTGCCATTACTCGACCTCCTCGTTGATGTAGTTCTCGAAGTTCGCCGGGTCAAACAGCGTCTTCGGTCTCAGATACCCTGCCATCTTCGGGTCCGTCTTCCACTGAGCCACCTTGTTGTCGATGACCATCTCCAGAGCCCGGACCGGATACGTGCCGAGAAGGTTCCCGACGAGGGCCAGGTTCGTCTCCGTGAGCTGGAAGGCTCTGCCCGCTGACCGGTTCAGGTAATGGATTATTTCCGCAGCCGGAGAGAGAGGGCCCGGTTTACCGGACGAAAAAACATTACCATCTACATCTACATCTACATCTACATCTACATCTTCATCTTTGATGGGGAGGTTTTTTTCTTCAAAACCATAGGTTTTTAATTCAGAAACCATAGGTTTTTTAGTTTTTTTCGGTCTGCCTCCCTTTTTACCGCCCTCGTATTTCTTGTTATTGCTGTCTGTCTGGGCCATGATCTGACGCATGAAAGCCATCTCTGCCCCGACCATTTCGGGCTCTTTCCCGTCGAAGGCATATCCGAAGATCGCCTCGTATGCGGCAAGCCTCCTGTCCTCGGGCAGATCGTGAACGCCTTCCCACTGGCTCCGTAAAAACACCATGCTGTCTCTAATCATTGCCACCTCCCAATATCTCGATGATCCGCTTCCCGGTGTCCCTCTTGGCACAGAACTCGACGCGGATCGGGTACTTGGCGCACCAGCTGACAAGAACCCGGTACAGTTTCTCCCCGGTCACGGTACTGTACCGGCTCTCCCACAGCATCAGATCCTCGATAGATCCGATCTGGATCCGGCGGTCGCCGTCCCGGTACGTGTTCTGCTCCACGAGGATGACGAGGGTCGTCCCGGTATCCTTCGCCCGCTGGATCTCTCTCTTGAACCGCTCCCGCTCCACGGTCAGGTTGCCGGCCAGTTCGTCGATGGATTTCTTCCGGTCGATGCAGAGGAACGGGTTCCCGAACTCCAAATAATCCCCAATATATAGTTTAGTTCTGTCGTACCTTATTCCCTGCTGCTGGAACGTGTCCGTGATCCGGGACATCTCGGAAGGCTTCTCACGCGTATCCACAAGTATGAACATTTACCCCTCACAGCCGGAAGCCGGTGCGGTTAACAGACATCCTTGCACCGGCCCCTGCTTTTCTCCTTTCTCAGAATGGCATATCGTCATCTGACGGTTCAAATGCCTTTTCCGGGTCCGGCACCGTCCCCGGGCTCGTCTGCTTCGTGTTCGGTTCGCAGAAGTCAAAGTCCGTCACCCGGAGCAGCCACTTCTCGGTCTCGTCCTTGCCCTTGTACGATTCCATCCGGCCTTCGACGATGATCTGGTTGCCCTTGTGGAAAAACTTGTTCAGCACCTCGGCGCGCTTCCCGTTCATCGTGCAGAAAAACCAGTCTGTCTCGTCTCCGAAACTCCTGTTGACCGCCACCGAGAACGTGACCTGCTTAAACGGTCCGTCCTGTCCCTGCCTCTCTTTCAGCTCCGGGTCCTTGCCCAGCCGCCCGTGTATAACGATCTTGTTCAGGCTCATGCCAACACCTCCTCCGGGACAGGTCCATCGTACATATCGCGGCACCTGATCGCGAACTTCAGACCGCAGGCCTCTCCGAATAGTTTCGCGTTCTTTTCCCGGAGCGTCTCGTTGACGATCTCAAGCTCCTCGATGCTTGCGGAACGGAAGTTGACCTTGTCCTCCAGTTCATCGATACGCTTCTGCATTTCCTCGACTTGCTTCTTGAGTTTCTCTGTTTCTCTCGTTTCGTCTGACCACCAGCGTCTGTACCGGTCCACTAACAGCTCCAGCTCTTCCACTGTCGCTTCTTTCTCGTTAACTTCCATCGTGTCCCCTTTCGTATATGCCCCTACACGGCGATATTTCGCCCTCTGTGCGGTTTTTATCCGTTTTAGGTATTCCCATACCTTATGTTGTATATCGACCGTTTAACGGCCACTATATGATGTATCCGTGGTCACGCCTCCTCCGGCTCGTATTCCTCCGGCTCCGTGATCTGCTTCGTCATCTTGCAGTAGTCGCAGGTCCCGCACCGGCTCGGCTCGATGATGCCGTCTTTTATCAGCGCGTACCTGTCTATCTTCGCCTCGACTCCGTGGACCTTCAGAGCCGCGTCCAGGTTGTGCTGCGGGATGTGGATCAGTTTGATATCCGGCACTGGTTCCTTCGTGACCGCCGCCAGATAGAACGGCAACGGTTCCGGCCTTCCGCTGGAGATCTGCTCGATCCGCTGATACACCGCTCCCTGCAGGTCATAACCCCAGTACGCGATCCAGTCCCTCTTGCCGTAAGCCGGGTCCCAGACCGTGCCGAAGTCCTTCACGGTCTTGAGGTCGACGATCCGCTTCCCGTCACAGAAGTCCATCATGATCTTCCACGGGTATCCAAGCCACTCTGCCGTCCGGATCTGCTGCGTGTCGCCTTCCAGGTACGAGAGCATGACCGAGTCGGACAGGATCCTGTCGATCATCAGCTCCGCGCGTTTGTACTCTGCCTTGAGTTCCCCGGTGCGCTTGTTGAACACTTCCGGGTGCGCGTCCATGAAGTTGTCCAGGTCGCCGCTGAAATAGGCATCAACATAAGAGCCGACCATCAGGGCTGTGGTCTCTTCCCGGACGTATTCGCCCCGGATCTCGGCAAGGGCACAGGCTTCGCACCGTTCGAAGGCTTTAAACTGGCTCACGCTGAAGTAGTCCGCGTTGGCTCGTCTGCTGTGGTAGATCTGCCTGTTGAGTTCAATCATCGCCGTCCTCCTCGTCGTCAAGGTATTCGTCCTCGATGTCATCCAGGTGTTCGTCCTCGATCGGGTTCAGATACCAGTCCGACAGCTCCCGGACCGCTTCGTCCTGCCTCCTGTAGATATCAGTTATTGTGCTACGCATCAGCCGCCTCCTTCCCGGCGCATTCTGCACATAAGCACCTGCCGAACCTTGCCCGGGATCGTTCCGCGATAGCTCTCGCCCTGTACATCTTCCCGGAGATCTCCGCGTCCTTGACCGGGTTGCCGCAGTCCTCGCAGATGAGAACGGTCTGGACCGGAGCATAGTCCCGGATCCGTACCGCGAAGCCGTCCTCCGCTTTCGGTTCCCGGCCTTCGTAGAGCGCGATCTGCCGCCCTTCCCAGTCCTCGTACTTGGTCGAGCCGAGGGCCTTTGAAATGCTCTTTCTGTTGACCACGTTCAGGATGAGAGGCTTCACGTTCTCGCGGAATATCATCACCGTCTTGCGCTCGGTCCCGCGCTGGCTCTTGATGTCCTGCTTCTCACAGTGGTCGATGGTGTACACGTAATCAGTCCCGCCCGGGACGTCCCAGTGACCGAGATATGGCCGGTCCAGGTCTTTGCGATAATCGCCTGTCAGTCGTTCCATTATTCCCCCTTGTGTTTCGTTTCGTGTTCTGTTACAATCGTTTTGGTTAGAAAAGAAAATCACTTCTTTGCGGTCCCGGTTCCCCCAACGCTGCGGACCGTTTTCTTTTCCCCTGCCCGGTACAGGACCGCACCGAGTCCCAGAAGGACCGCCGGCACGATCAGACTCGGCGAATCGGCACAGGCGATGCCGAGAAATATCAGCAAGATTCCGATAGTTGTCATTTTACTCACCTCCCTGTCTCTTTGACGGTCTCACTGCGATAAAATCCTCGGGCCCGGTCATGAGCCCCTTCAGCCAGATGTCTCCCCGAATGGTAAACTGTTCGTAGTCCATCCGGGTCTCCTTCAGTTCCGGCTTCCCGTTCCTGTACACAATAACGTCTACTTTCATGCTTCCTCCTTCCTATGCGATGATCAGTCTGTACTCGCGACCGCACTCGGTCTCCATCCGCTCATAGATCTCGGCGTATCCACCGAGGCCGCATTCCACGTTCATCCTGGAATCCATCAGTTTGCCGAGGTCGTCCGAGAACGACACGCCCTGCTCTCCTTCGCAGAGATAAACCATCATGTACTTTGCCATTATGCTTCCTCCTTCCTGAACAGCATCTTCCTCGGAACCCCGGACTCCTCGACCAGCTTCTCCTGCTCCAGTCTTGTGAACTCCGTCCGTCCGCTGAGCCGGTTCCGTAACTGCATCTTGTTCAGACACAGAACCAGCCCGAGCCATTCCGGGTCCCTGCCTTCTCTCTCCATCCACCACTTAAGGGTCGGGTAGATGTTCTTCCACGGTCTGCCCTGCATTATTCCTCCTTCCCGATCGGTTTGATGTCGCCGCGCTTCAGCCATCTGTAGAAATCCTCACAGGCCGGCGTGTCTTCCCTGCACGGTCCGTCTTCGTGTTCGCAGTAGTGCCAGCGTTTTCTCCTGTCCTCGCTCTTGATGAGGTGCGGGCAGTTTCCGCAGTTGAACGATTTGCCCTGCAGCTGGTACTCGTCCGCGAGCGTTTCCGGGACCAGTTCCTCGGTCGTCACGACCACGTAAGCGGTCAGCGGCGTGTTCGGGAACGTGATCTCGGGCTCCAGATGCCGGGACAGGACCGCGTTCATTCTGTCCTGGAACTCTTCCGGGTCTGTTGCGGCGATACAGTAGAACTGCTTCCGTTTCTTCGTAATCATTAAAAAAGTCACCCCCTTTGACTGGTGGTGACATGATAGCACGCGTTATTGATTATCCCCTATTCCGTCGGTAAAATATCCTGTGAATTATGATTTTAGGAATAGTTATGGACTTTTATGATGGGCTCCCTGCCGGAGCCCTGTTTTTATCTTGTTACCACCTCTGTTATCATACACCTTTCGTTGCAATATTGCAATAGCAAATTTGAATTTATTCAATCCAGGAGAGTTGCACAACGGCGTAGTATTCATCTTCGCCTGTTTCGATCTCGTCATAATCGTCGCCGGTCAGCTTCTTGTACTTTCCACCGAGGACCATCACATCCGCATTAATGTCCGGGTGCTTCTTGATAATTTTGCGTGCGTCTTCCGGCAGATCTCCGATATGAACATCGTCTAGGTATACTCTTATTGCCCCCTCTTCTTCTTGAAGATCTACATCGAAAGTATGCCCGTAATAGATATAATACGGCATATCGATCTCCGCCTCTTCGATGAAATCGGACTTCTTTGTTAGTCCGCTGTATAGTTCATCCTTATCGATGAGGTCGCGAGGGATTGATTTCAGAAGACTCTGGATGCGTTTCCCGTCCTTATTGATGTCCTCGAGGTCATCGTTCTGCCGGTCATATACCAACCGGAATCGGGCTTCCTTCGTATGCGTCCGTTCGTATTCTTTTCGGGCGGCTTCCTGAACAATGGCAGCCTTGCCTTTTGATAAAAAGTGGTAACCGCTCCATCTGTAATCTTTTTCTATCTCGTCAATAGTAAAGCCCCATTTCCTGACGCAATTCTCACAGACTACGTCGTCCGAAGTCTTCGCATATTTAGCGAACATCCCTATTTTACTTCCACATGCAGAACATTTTTTTGCCATAACATCACGCCCTCCTGGCATGATTATACTAGACCTCGGCGGTAAAATAAACCCCATAACGAAAAAAGACCGGGACTGAGCCCGGCCTTCCTTCGAGGAGAAAATGAATGAATGGGTTCCCGGAGGTACTCAGGTTCCCTGATGAATGCGTTTTATGCGGTTTTATGCAGATTAAAGCGGAAGTATCAAGACATCGATATCCCTGTTCTCATAGGTCGTCTTCCGCTTCGGTCCGTAGTTCTTCCCGTTCACATCGCTCACCCCTCCGGACATAAACAGCGGATTGCCCGCGCTGGTGTACCCTGCGATCATCTGCGTGTGCTGCCCTTTTACGCCCCGGATGGTGTAGCCGTAGCCGACTATCGCCCCGATCGGGAGGCGTATCTGCTTCGCGTTCTTCCCGAGGTTGTAGTGAATTTTGACTTTGGAACACTTCTTGATATCATCCGCGCCGCTTCCGTGGATGCTTTTATCTAACCAGATATACTGCCCTTTAGGGATCAGTCCCTCGTCCTGGAGCGCAAAAGAAACATAATGAGCGCAGTCCGTGCGCTTTTCCCTGATGGCACCGGCTAACGTTGCCGGCGGTGACGCCTGACTGTATCGGACCCCTGCATCAGCCAGCCGTCTTCCGTTGACCACGCAGTCCCGGAACAGCCGGGTCCCGAGGCACTCCTCGCTCAGGCAGCTCATCGCCACCCAGCCGGAGACAGCCGGAGCGTAGCCCCAGTTGCCGTACCATTTCGTGATGGTCAGGAACGAACCGCAGATGACGTTGTCCAGCTTCGTGCTTTTCGTGCTGTGGTCCTTGTAGACGTTGACCCCGCCCGGGTTCGTGACGATGTATCTGATCTTGGTCAGCCGCTCCAGATAAATGCCGCCGCTTCCCTTTGTCGGCACCCAGCCCTTCAGATACGGGATGTAGACCCACTCGTCCGCCCACTTGGTCGCGGAATACACCGAGCCGGGGTTCGTATCGATCCCGGTCCGACCCGATGCGATGCTGTGCCCCTTGTAGACGTGGGCCATCTGTTTGCATTTGTATTTCCGTATTTCGCCCGTTGCCACTGGTTCTGGCTCCTCCCTGATGCCGAGGTAGTTGCAGATACCCTCGGCGATGCATTTCCCGTACTTGTCGAAGTTCTTGAGGAATGACAGGTCGAGTTTGATGCTTCCCGTCTCAAGAACGACCGCCGTCATGTCCGTCTCGTTGAGTTCGTAGAGGTCGGTCCGTTTCTGGACTCCTCTGCTTGCCATATCCATGCCCTTGCTGATGGCATCGTTCAGAGCTGTTCCGAGTTTCTTCCCGGCTTCGGACACATACAGCGGCATGACCCCGATCGGCGCGCCGGAATAGTCACAGTGAACAGAGATGTACAGCTCGACTTTCTCCCGGTTCGCCCACGCGACATCCGCGACCATGTTCCTGTCGTTCTCGGTGTCGGCATCGGACAGGACCGTGATGCCCTTCGCCCGGAGATGTTTCACGGCTGCCTTGGTTATCGGGAGCATCAGGGCCGCCTCGGTGTATTTGCCATAAACACAGCCGGAGTCCCACGAGCCGTCAAGGCTCCGGCCGTGTCCGCAGTTTATCATGATTTTGTGCGCCATGCGTCCCCCTATGCCTGCACGATCGTCAGCGTTCCAACATAGCCGTAATAGTTCGAGCCACGGGTCCGCACCCGGACCGATACTTCTTGCCCCGCTTGGATGCTGACGCCCGTTACGTGCGGGTTTTGGATATGGTTAGTCCAGCCGCTTGTGTGCGATGAGCCGTACATCACGTCGTCAAGATAAAGCTGTGAACCCCATGTGCCGGACGTACTGCTTCGGAATGTGCTCCAGTAAACGTCATATGTTCCTGTTGCGGCGCACGTTAGGGAAACAAGTTCGGTATAGGTCGACGACGTCGCCCGGTCCGTTGATTGCGCCACTTGTGTATTCTTCGAAGAACCGCCGCCCGAAGCCGTTCCGGTCGTAATCGTGCCGTCTGCCGCAATAAAGACCTTCCCGCTTGCCACGTCTGCCGCTGTTGCTGTTGTCACGGATGCGTCGTCAAATCGCGCCGTTCCCCCGCCTGTTTTCGGTAGCGTCACCGCTGGCACAGCCGTATAAGACGCACCTAGCAGCGTTATGTTCTGTGCCATGCTTACCCCCTTACGAAATGCTCAGGATCTTCGTCGAACTGTCCTGTGAGATGCTCGGAAGCGAAAGCGATCCCGCTACACCCAGGATCGTGACCCCGTTCTTGATGTTGCTTGCGATGATCTTCGCCTGCTCCGTGGACGAGATCGAGACCGTTCCGCCTGTCGTGTATCCAGCCGGAACCGTGACCGTTCCCGCTTTAGTCGAAATCGTGCCGGATGTGCTGCCGTTGTTCGCCATGCTCCCGGAAACTTCGCCGCTGGATCCGTACGCGGTTTTGCCTGTCAGCAGGTCTGCCGCCGCAACGTTTGCTCCTGCCGTGTCGAAGAATTTCGCCGTACCGCCGCCGCTCTTTGGAATGTCGACTTCCGGGACGTTCTGATATGTGACTCCGTTAATGATTACGTTCTGCGCCATAATAACCCCCTATCAAGACACCGTCAAAGTTGCTCCGTCCCACGTTATCAACCCGTAGTTGTTCGGGATCGGTTCGATCGTGATATCTTCCCGCATATAAAACCCCGCCGTTCCCAGCGTCTGCGCCTCTGCCGAAGGTGTGACCGTTGTCGGTCCCGGATACGATGCCGGAAGGATTGCCGCCGGGATCGTCAGCGACCCGGTCAGCGTTTTGCCCGCCGACAGCGTCCCGGTGATCGTTGCCCCGGAGGACAGCGACCCGGTTATCTGTCCGTATACGTGCATTATTTCGCCTCCCCTGTGATCGTCAGCCGCCCGGAGATGACCGTATCGACGCACCCGTCGTCGTGTGTGATCTCGACGTCGTAGTTGTAAGCACCTTCCGGGATCTTCGTCGCCGTTGCCGGGATCGTGACCGTCAGCGTGTCGTTCGGGATCGTGGCTTCAAACATGAGCGAGTAACCCGCGTTTCCGAGCCAGCTTTTGGAGCAAGCCAGCCGGATCACGTCCGCCGCTTCCGGCGTGTATGGGTTGCCGTCTTTCTTCAGCGACACCGTCAGCGTCAGAGTGTCGCCGCGTGTCAGGATAATGTCGTTTCCGCTAATCGTCAGCATTTTCTTCGCTCTCCTCTCCGCTCTCGTCACGGAGCTGCTTCAGTACTGCCTTTAACTTTTCCGGGATAGGTAAACCGAGCCGGCCCGCGTTTTCCAGTATCGAGACGCCTTCGTTGGACAGATAGAAAAAGATCACAGCCGTCCGCAGGATCGCGCCCTGTCCGATCACGTTGACGTCGATCATGTTGGCGATTCCGACCAGGAGGAAGATCAGGACTTTCTTGAAGATGCCCCTGGCTCCGACTTCGGAGTCGAGGTTTTTTTCGACTATGGCGCACATAATGCCCGTTACGTAGTCAATAACGACGAATGCGATCAGTGTGTACATAAAGCCGTCTATGCCCCCGAGAAAACCGCCTATCACGCCACCGAAGGCCGCGATAACTATCTGAATGTCATGCCATGTCATGCTTCTGCCTCCTATGTCCACGTACCCGATACGTACGCTGTAATCGTCGCGGATCTGTTCGTCAACTGTCCGCTGTAGATAACGTAATACGACACCGTCCCGCCGGAAATCGCGGATACGTTCGCGTTCATCCCGGAGAGCCCCGTGATAACGTGGATGTCCGCATGTGTCACGGTCACGGAACCTGCAGAGGTCGGGACTGTGATGGTGTAGGCCGGGTTGTTCCTGTACCACCCGGAAGCCCCGGATTGTGCTGTGGTCAGTGTGACAGACCCCGACTGGTTCAGCCATGCCTCGAAGCGACCTGTTGAGTACTTGACCCACTTCCAGCCGTTCTCCGCGCCCGTTACCGTTACGTATTCGACCGGGTCCGCTGTTGCGCTGCTGTCCGAGCCCTGTCCGACTCCGAGAGCCTCAGCGAGCGAGGTCGAGAGGCTTCCGAGCTCCAACTCGTTGTATCTGCCGCCCAGAACGTCCCAGACCGTTTTGACGATCTTGAAGGTCGCCGCCACGTTGTACTTCGGGAGAATCACCCGGACCGAGTCACAGAGCCCGCACCGTTCCAGTGGCGCAAAATTCTGATACTCAGCCGTCTCCCGGAGGTTCACGAAGTCCACGGTGATGCTTCTCTGTGGCAGTTCTGTGTTCTGGCTCTGCATCCGTGTCAATGCCAGGCTCTCAAGCTGTGCCTTTGTCGGCTTGCCCTCGAACTTGTCCGTGAAGTCGAGCGCAGCCGTCTCCATCCGTCCGCTGAAACTCTCCGCACCCGAGTCCGTCCTGTCCCCGATAACCACCGTTGTCCCGCCGGCACCGTCATCGCCGGACCAATACGGGACAGCGGACACGTAACTCTGTGAATAGTCCGCGTCCTCGTTGTAGTCGATTAAGTTCAGCCCGTAACGGATGGTCACGTTTCTCAGCTGTCCCCGGGCTTCGAGCAGTTTCACCGTGAAGCGATCCCACAGGTATTCCCCGCCCCATGTATCCAGGATAGAGCCCTCTACCCCGCCCAGATACGACCGGACGCTCTTCGGGATCCCGTCGGCTGCAGCCATGTAGCCGGTGCCCGGGGTGATGTCAGTCTCGTACTCGAACGGGTTTTCGGGTTCTGCGGTGGTCAGCATCGTGAAGGCATCGGACAGGGACTGGATATTGTTTCCAGTCGCGACCATTGCCGTCTGCCGGTAACTGATGTGTACCGCGTGGAACGTGACCACGCCGCTGATCGGCTTACTGTAACCCACGATATCGAACGGCTGAACATCTCCGCTGTCATCATGGGTGCAGGCGATGATTCTGCCTGGGATGATCTGGCTGAAGTTCCTGCCGGTGACAGGGTACTCGAAATCCACCTCGTAAATGCCGTTGCGTTCTTCAGTGCAGACACAGGAGATGCAGTCGTATAACCGGCAGACCCCGTTGCTGGCGAAACTGGTCTCGCTTTTCTCGTATAGGATTGGTATCATGGCACCCTCCTATAACTGCCACCAACGTGGCACAATCTTGACGCTGTCGAACGTGTTATCGAATGTCACCGTGTTCGCTCCCGGTGCCAGCCGTGGAAGTTCCGCGCCGATGCTGACCGAACTGTTAAGGCTCACCTGCTCTCCACCGTGGACCGTGTACGCTTCGCCGATTTCAGTGTCGATATAGATCGGGTCGGAAATCGTCGACTTCGTTGATACGCCGCTGATGATGGCGGCTTCCATCGTCAGTATCTGGAACTGGTACCAGACGCGGCCCGTGTTGAATGCAGTGAGGTCAAGTGTTGACGCAAACGTAAGGGTAATCGTTCCGGCTGTTGCGTCGTGCGTTACCGTTGCCGTACCTGTCCACGATTCTGACTTGCCATCTGCAGGCGAACCGCTTCTCGGATATGCTCCGATTGTCGAGGAGTACGCGATCTGGATCGTTGCGTCCGTTCCAACCTGCAACAGAATATCTGTGAAATTTACAAGGAGTTGCTGATGCTTTGTCGAAATTTTGCGGACATAATCCGCGTACTGCGTATCTCCAGACGGCGTAATGTTCGTCCAGTCCATCGTGTAGTTGTCACTTGTCACGGTTGCTAGCCAGTTGATTTTCAAGCCCGAAACCGTGATTGTGTCCCCGGTTTCGAATGCGTCCGTGTTGTACTGGAACGTCCATGTCGGCACTTCATCCGCAAGGATTCCGGCGTTCATCTGCGCGTTCTCCGCAATCGTTACGGCTCCGATCCCGGAATCAAACACCTCCATCTCATACCCGTTAAACGCCACCTTCCCGTACCCGTCCAGAACCACAAGCGGCTCGGACTCGAACAGGGTCGGGTTCGTGATCGCGTCCCCGGATGCGGCGATGGTGGTCTCGGATTCGCCGGCAGTCAGGAACCGCTGAGGCTTACAGTCGAAGACCAGTTCGAACTCACCCGCGATGCCGTTTTTGGACGGCTCCACCTCGAACCCTGCGGAGGCATTAGCCATCCTGTACTCGCCCGTGTTGTAGTCGTCTTCCAGTCTCTGGTACCCTAACTGAGACAGGACTGCGTTTCTGAATGCCGCCAGATTCGCCGAAAATTCGCCCTGAGAGGCCGCAAAAGTCCCTGCCGGGTAAGTGACCGACACGTTCTCAAAATGCCCCTGATCGAGGATCAGAGCCCCGTTTCGGCCCGGTACAGATACCCGCTCCACTGCTCTCTCCGGCGCGTTATAGACTGCGGATCCTGTGATGTAGATCCCGAAGTCACCCGAGTCCACGCTGCCGAAGCGGAGCGTTTTAAAGATCGCTCCCGTTTTTATCACTGCCATGCCATCCTCCTCCGTTTCTGTGCCGCAATCAGTCTCCGCTCGACCTCTGCAGCGATAGCAGACGCGCTCTGACCTTCAGCACCGTAGACGTTGATCGTGATCCCGCTCCCGCCGGATTCTTCCCGGACGATGTCCCGGAGGTCATCCAGGGCCCCGACGAACTCAGGACGCTTCTCGCCGACGCCGATGACGGTCGGACTGCGGAAAATACCACCCTTATCGTACCAGTCGACGGAAATACTCGGTTTTTCTCCGAGGCCGCCGATGCCGAACGGCGCCTTGCCGCCTTTTACTTTGATGTGCGGGATCTTGAGATTACTGAAGATCTTTCCGATACTGAGCGGGAACAGGCCTTTGATCTTCTCGATCGCGCTTCTCACGATTTCCCTCGCGCTCTCGATCGGCTTCGTGATCGAGGACTTGATGTTTTCCCAGATGCTCTTGACCTTGTTCTTGAGGTTCTCAAACGTTGTCACGACCGAGTTCTTGACGTTCTCAAACGTGGTCTTGATCTTGTTGTATAACTCGATCGCCTTCGCCTTGATGGTGTCCCAATTCTTGTACAAGAGAACCCCTGCCGCAACGAGACCGCCTATGATCAGGATCACCGGGCCGATCGCCGCAAGGACGGATCCGAGTGCTCCGACTATCATCGGTCCGTATGTCATCAGCATCCCGATACCCTGCACCAGTTTCCCGACGAAGATCAGCACCGGAGCAACAGCCGCGACCAGTGCCCCGACCGTGCCGATGATCGCGAGGACGCGCGGATCCAGATTGCCGAGCCACTCCGCGACCTTGCCCATCCATCCGGCGAGCTTCTCCAGTGCCGGCACGAGATATCCTGCCAGCTGTGCGCCCACGTTCTGGATCGCGACCATTCCGACCGCCTTCATGGTGTCGAGTGTGTCGTTGAACTGGTTCGCCTTTGCCAGTGTCTCCTCGTCAACGAAATCGAGGTTGTACTTTGCCAGCGTCTCGGCAACGTTCTTGTACGTCTCCCCGCCGTCTTCGATGAGCGGGTTCAGAGCGTTCGCGCTTTTGCCCATGAGCTGCATCGCCAGCGCGTCACGTTCTGTGCCTTCTTCCATCTCGCTCAGAGCAGCGATGGTTTCCTGCCAGACCGTGTCTGCGTCCCGGAGAGTGCCGTCCGCGTTCGTGACGTTGATCCCGAGCTGCTTGAACGCTTCAGCCTGTGCCCCGGTCCCGTCTTTTGCTGAGGACATGCTCTTGGTCAGCTTGACGTGGCTCGCCGCGATATCCTCCACGGATACGTCAACGAGGTTTGCCGCGGCCGCGTATTTCTGTAAATCGTCCGTGGCGATGTTGTACCGCTTCGAGAGCGTGCTCAGGTCGTCAGCCCATTCTCCAGACTTGACCGCGAGCGCGCCGACCGTCGCGGCAGCTGCGGCACCGGCAGCCGAGAATCCCTTGAGGGACTGTCCTGCCTTCTCGATGCTCTTTCCCGCCTTCTGGAACTCCGCGCCCATCGCCTGCAGTTTCGGGGACCCGATCGCCTTGAGCTGAGCGTTGAAGTGCTTCAGCTTCGACTCGGTCTCGATGATCTCACGCTGCAACTCCCGGTATTCCTGCTCGGTGTGCTCAATCTCTCCGGAGTCCATGCGCTTCTGCTTTTCCTTGAGCAGATCCAACTTGTTTCCTGTCTCGCTGACTTTTTTCGTCAGGAGCTCCTGTTTCTGCCGCCATAACTCGACCGATGTCGGGTTAAACTTCAGAGCCTTGTCGACCTTTTTCAGCTCGCTGTCTATCTGCCGAGTCTGTTTGTTGATGTCCTTCAGAGCCTTGTCGAGCTGAGTCGTCTCTCCTCTGAACTCGATTGTAATCCCTTTGATATTGCCCGCCATGTGGCCTCCTATCCGAAAAATGCGTCGATGTCGGCCTGTGTCGCCTTCCGCTTCTTCGGTTTATCTTTCTGCTTCTCGCGCCGTTCTGCCGCCTTCTGTGCCTGTTCCTGCCGCTCGTTGTACGCGATCGAAAAGTCCACGACCGCGCCGATGGTCATCCGTCGGACGTCGCTCATCGTCAGACCGCGCTCCATAGCCGCGAGGATGATCGTGTCCAGATCTATGGCTGTGTTATTTCCGGCTTCAGGCTCTTTACTGTCTCCCGAAGCCTCTCCGAGTTTTTTGAGCTCATGACCCCCGCCAGTATCAGCCGGAACACTTCCGGGGCGATGACATCGAGCGGGAACTCGTCGAACCCGCGCACCCACTCGCGCGGTTCCGGGATGGATCCGTCCGCGCACTTTGCCAGTGACCAGGTGATATTGATAAAATCCACGAACTCGAGCCCGGACAGCTTGATCATTGCCTCTGTGAACGAGTCGCCCTGGATCAGATCCGTGATGTCTTCGAGCGAGACCTTCCCGGTCCCGTTTGATGCCTGGATCAGTTCCCCGGCCACGTTCAGCAGTCCCCACAGCGCCGGCATGAGAGCCGGAACGATGTCGCGCCCGAACTGGTCGCGGTATTCCATCGCCCAGCCGATGTTATTGTTCAGCCGGACGTCCTTGTCTCCGATCTTGATAGTCTTCTCCATGATTTCCCCCTAAAAAGTAGGGGAGAGGACCGGAGCCCCCTCCCTTTTCGCATTAAGTCGTTGTCGGTGCCGGTGGATTGGTGAACAGTGTGCTGTAACCTGTCGCGGACTGGTTGTAGCTGACCATGCTCACGCCGGACTTGTTGTCGCCTGCAACCGTAACCGATATCGATTCCGTCGCCGGTTCCTTCGTGTCCTCAATCGTCGAGAACTCACGGTTCACACCGCCCAGGCTGCAGTTGTACATGATGACTCTGCGGCCCTCCTGATCGCCTTCGACCTGGAACGCGATCGCGACATTAGGCTTTGCCGCGTTCTTGGTCAACGCGATCCCGCCGTCTCCCTTGGTGATGTATCCGAGGTACTGCGTCTTGAATGTATCGTCGAACTTCGCAACCGTGAGATCACCCTCGAACGTGCCGCCCGCGTAACTGGCATAATAAACCATGTTGTCCGCGTAGAATTTCGTGTTCTCGGAATCTTCCTCCGGCGAGAAGCTGACCGCTCCCGGCTGGTGGTACGGGGTTCCGAGCGTCACGGTTCCGTCTGTGGCGACCGTGTAGGTCATGACGTACAGGTTGCTGATACCGAACTCCACTTTGTTTTTTGCCATTGTGTGGGCTCCTTCCTATACGTAAAAATAAATAACGAAGACGCCCTCTTCCTCGATGAAAATGTCCTCGCTCTTGGTGTACCGATAGCCGGCAGACAGAAGCGCATTCTCGATCGCGGTCTCGTTCGTCTCGCTCTTAGTCTTGTAATAATACTCGATCTGGTAAAGGTTTTCGCGCCAATACCACGTATCGTCTGCGGACATGGTGTTCTGTCCTGCGCCGATGTATGCGATGTATGGCGGGTCTATCGGGTCGGAATCTCCCCGGAAATGTGAATAAACGACCGGGAGCCCGATCGTCTGCAGAGTCTGATAGATTGTCATAAATCTAAATCCTCCATGATTCTGCGCGGAAATTCATCGGATGCCCACTCCTCCGCGGGCTCGATGTGCTTGATCCCGTTGGTGCGCCCGTAGGTGCCCTTCTTGTTGCGGATAACGTGACCGTTTTCGAGCAGGTGCGTCAGCTGGTAGTCTGTGGCATTGTGGACAACCAAGCTGCCTCTTTCCTTCTTGCTCACTTTCCACCCTCTTGCATAATCACCATACTTTTTCGGAGACGTGTTCTTGAGTTTCTGGACTGTTTCCTTTGCAACCTCCATTGAGTCGGTTTCAAGCACGCCCTTAACACGACGCGAAACAGTATCCAGGATCTCCGCCATCTGGATCTCCACGCTTTCAGTCTTAGCCATTCCGCACCCGCTCCTCGCATATAAGGTCGATGTGATCGCGCTGGGCCGTCCAGTCTGCCCGGATGACGTTGTACTCCGCCCCTTCCCAGACCACAAGACGCTCTTTGTGATAGTCGGCCTTGTTCGTCAGCCGGAACGTCACGGAGGGATGAAGCCCCGCCTGTGCGGCGTTATAAAATTCAGACTGATAAACACCGCGAGGCATTGCGAAAACGTCCGTTTCCTGATATGTGATGATCTCGTTCCCTTCGGTGTCATAGGTCTTCGCCTTCTGCTTCTTCAGCGTAATGACGGTATCATACATCGCAACTCACCACCCAGTCCGTGAACCCTGTCGCCATCGACATCTGTGCCTTCTGCTCGTCATAGGACCGTTTCAGTCTGTCATAGTCCTCCGGCAGTCCAAAGTTCATTTTGCAGTACGTGATGACCGCCGTCCGTACGAGATCCGGGCAGGATTCCGATACCAGAACGCTGTCGATGATGCCGGCGAGACCGAGGTCAGCCAGTGCAGAGGCGATCAGATCCGAAATCTCGCCGTCCATTGCCGTGGTCGTTATTCTTAGTGCCTTCTTTACCTTGTCGAGCATTTTTGTTACCTCGCACAACAGAGACCCGGGATTACCCCCGAGCCTCTGCGTTTTTCTTTATGGTGGCTTTGTAGTTGAGATAGAATTCTCTCGAAATGACCGTGTGGCCGACATGTCCGAGTGCGATCGACGGATCCGCGATGATCGTGTACCCGCATTGACGCGCACGCCAGCAGAATGCAATGTCCTCGCCCACGTTTCCGATCGGAGCAAACATATTCCCGAACTTTCCGAACGTAGCGACGAACATCTCCGACTTCATAAGCACGCAGCCGAAGCCGCACGCAGCAACCTCGAACGGACCTTCCGGGAACTCATCGAACTCTGTCCAGACCGCCTCCTGTCTTGCCTCGTCGATCTCCATCGTCTTGAAAACCGTCGGGCTGAACGGTGGCGTTCGTCTGTAGTAGATCCCCGTTACCATGTCCGCGTCGTTATCGTCCAGAGTCTTGAGCATCTTCCGGAGTGTGTCCGGGCCGAATACCATGTCGGAATCAAACCACATGACCAGATCCGCCTCAGAGAGAAGCGCTCTCTTCGCTATCTCGTTTCGGCTGGTATAGACCAGTGAACCAGAGTTGAACCAGATTGAGATCTGGACGTCTTCGATTCCGTAGGACGTCAGGGTTGCCAGTGAATGCGCGAATTGTACCGGGCACGAGTCCATACACGGCACCGCGATAAGAACCTTTCTCATACTATCAGCCTCCTCTATGCTTATAGTTTGAAACTATTTCGTGATCTTAACGAAAGCGTCCGGTGCAACGACACCCAGTCCGACGTACTCTCTGCCGAGGATCCTGATCAAATCCTTGGTCATCTCGGTCATCTCGTCAAACTTGAAATCGATTCCTTCGCCGTTCGGGAAGTTCGCGATTGCGCCATGTCCCAGGTCGCCAACGATTGCATAGGTATCGCCGGTGGTCGCAGCTGCAGAGGACTTGATCGTGTTGTTGAACAGGACCGGAAGACCCTCAAATGGATCATAACCATAGTTGCCGGCAGCCTGCAGAGCCTTGAACGTGCCCCATGTCGCCTTGTTCATGATAACCACCGGGTTCGCCGCCTCGTCACTCAGCAGAGCCATAGCAGCCGCAACGGTGCCGAGAGCCGGCGACGCTGCTGTCAGCTTCGGAACGCCTGGGCAGGTCGTTGTGGATGTGGTGCCGCATGCCTCGATCTTGGCAATGAGCTGGTCCGCTGCCTTCTTCGCGATTCTGTATGCCAGTTCGTCGTAGATGTAACGCAGGAACGCTTCGCCTCTCATGTCATAGACCTCGTCAGAGATCGAGATCCACTTCTTGATGCTGACCGGAACGAGGTTGACAACGCCGAGAACGAGGTTCTCTTCGCTGACTGCGCTGTTGGCCGCCTCGGTGTGAGCGGTGGCCTCTCCGCCGCTGATCTCAAAACCGACCTTCAGATTGCCGCGCAGGTAGCTCTTACGGACGAGAGACATGATGCCCTCTCTCTCCCATGCGGTCTTGACGATATCATAGACGAACTCCGGTACCGGAACGGTTCCGCTGACGTTTTCAGTCAGGAGCACTCTGCATTCCGCGTCCTTGCCGGTCTTGATATACTCGGCATATGCGTTGATGTATTCCGCGCTGTTTCTGATTTCCATGTTTGTGTATTTCCTTTCTTCAGGTTTCTCGAGGATCTCGCCTCGGCCCTTAACGACCTCGGCAATGTCCTTCTTTCTCTGCTCGATTTCAGCCTCGACCGCTGCCTTGCGCTCCTCGATGATGTCCATCTCTGTGTTGAGCTCGGAGATGCGCTCCTCATCTGCCGCCTCAAGCTCTGTGACGATCTCGGCTGCCCTGGCTTCGATCTGCTCGATATCGAGCTGCATAATTTCTTCGCGTGTCATTCGACACCTCCCATTAATGCCTTAGCTCTAACTTCCGCCCGTCTCCGTTCGCCCTCGATCCGTTCCGCTTCGAGTCTCTCCGCCCGCAGCTTCTCGATCTCTCCGTCAACAAGTGCGCGTACACTGATCGATGTGGCGTCGTTCGCCGGGATGGATACAGCCGAAACGTCATACAGCTTCGTGATCCTGTTGATCGTCCGGGTTTCGACCGTCTTTCTGTCGATCTCTTGGCGTGTCCAAACATCTGCCTCCCGGTCAACCATGAACCCGATGCTCATTTTGTCGGTGTATCCGCCGTCAATCTCTTCGTAGAGCTGGCGTCCCAGCTCGGTGCCTCCGAGATTGGCTTCTATTGCAAGGCCGACATCATCCGCCTGAACGGATAATGTGCCGTTGCTGACTCTCGCAAAGACGCGCCCCTCGTGGTTATACTGGAGGATCACGTCAGACAGATCCGCGTCCCTGAACGCGTCGGCGCTCATGATCTCGCGGAGCTCATATTCGTTGTCGCTGTAAAGCGTGTATGCGTTGCCGAAAGTCGAAGCATATCCGCGTACGATCTTCGCCGCTTCTTCCTCGTTCTGCGGCAATGCTGAGATATTAAAATCCCTGTATTCCCTGTCACTCTTCATTGGCATCGTCGGCCTCCTTTGTCGTTGTTCCGTCCGGGTTCAGCAGGTAATACTCGCCCCGGATCGTCGGTATGTCTCCGCCCTCGATCGGCGGCAGATTCCAGATCTCCCTGATCTCGTTCCGGCTCATGATCCCGCGGTCCGCCATCTGGCTCGATACGTTTAGCTTGTCGGCATTGCTCAGATACTGAAGACGGTTCGCAGTCGCCATTAAGTAGGACCCCTGCGCCCGTTCGCGTTCTGAGAAGATCGCCTTCGTCATCGCTTCCGAGAACTGGATAGCAAACGGCTCGATCGCGCCCTCGTAGAAAGCCGACCATGTGTCGCCGTATGCCTTGTTCTGCAGAACGTCCTCGTTGACGCCGAAATAGTTGAACACGTTCTCGTGGATCTGCTTCATCTGGTCCGCATCTACGGTGTACGGCTTGACGTCAATCTGTTTGATATCCTTGTACGTGTTCGGGAACAGAAGGAAACCGCCCGTATCGACGTCTGAGGCAAAGTTCTGTCTAGTGAACCGCTCCCGTTCCTTTGCGAGATCCTCCGGCTTCGTGAAGTTGCTTACCTGCGCCATGAACCGGAATGTATTACTGTTCCGCACCGCTTCCTCGATACCCTCGTTCTGGATATGGATCAGCTTCATCGTTTCTTCGAGTGGTCTGTTGGAATCCCCGAAGAAATCCCGGAAATACTGGTGCTTCGTCAGGACCGCGCACTTTCTCGCTTCGACTGCCGCGACCTGTCCGCTCATGAACCTGTACCGGAGCCATGGCTCGCCCTTGTACTCGATGATTTCACAATTCGCTGGGAGCACAGGATAATACCCTGTAATGATCATGCGCTCATCGAAGATCGGAACGATAAACGCCGTATTGTTGACGTCCAGGATCGTGCTCGCCCTGTACAAGAACTGGCTGTTTGTCTGCCACTGGTTCATGCCCTGCCGGAGCTTTGCCTGCAGTGATGGGTTCGCCGTCCCGCCTATCTCGATCTTGAGCTTTGAGATATGGCGCGCCCTGGCATCGATCGCCGCCCGAACGATCTCGCTCTCATAGATCGCCCCGCCCCACGATGTGAATACAGGCGAGTATGCTGTCAGCGTCTGGAAAAAGCCGTTCGCCCGGCTGAGTGCCGCCTGCGATTCCTTTGCCTTGTCAGGCCGGAATATTTTGTCGAATAAGCCCATAATTTAACCCTCATTCTGGAGCTGTACCCCGATCTCCCCGAACCACTTCTGCCGGACGCATAAAGCATCGAGCAGCGCAGCCGTTCCGTCGATCCGGGCTGTTTGATTTATTTTGACCAGCCTCCCGCGCCCCCGGTCGGTGTTCATCTTCACCGCAGAATTGAGCAGGTGCAGCTTTAGAAGCTGGTTGTCTCCGATGTTGATCCGGCGGTCTTTGACGAGCCCCTCCATTTCCTGGATAACCGGCCAGAGGTTGTCGCCCTGGAACACGTCGTCCATCTGGAACCCGTCCGCTTGCAGATCTTGGACGAGATACTGCGCGGAGTACCGGTCATACCCGACCTTGAGCGGGTACAGCTCCGCATCCCGCAGCATGGACACAAACCAGTTATAGCAGTCGTGATAGTCCACGAAGTTGTCCCCGGACAGCGACAGGAACCCGCGCTTGACGTATGTCCAGTACGGCACCCCGTCCCGCTCTGTCGCCGCGTCGATCTTCTCTGCCGGCATCCAGAAATGTGCCAGGACGTTCAGGATCCCGGACCGCTCCACGACCATGACCGCCGCAGTCAGGTCTGTCGTCTGTGACAGGTCGAGACCGCCGACACAGTACGAGCCGCGAAGATCCTCGATGTTGATTGGCTCCCCGCAGATCTTCTCGATACTCTGAGCCGGGAGCCATGCCGTCGAGCTGTTTTGTTTTATGTTGCAATACTTGCAGAGGAACTCCGCCCGCTTCGAGAGCGATCCCTCTGCCTTCGCTATTTCCTCAAGCATGAAGTCGACCGAGACCGAAACGCCCAGATTCGGGCAGGCCTTCGCGATCTCGTTGATATCGTTCCACTTACTCACGTCGTCGATCATGTACAGGATCGGGAGCAGGCGCGTCTCTTTCGAATCTCCGAGAAGCACCCGGGTGCCTCGTTTGATCAGCTCGTCATAGATCCCGTCGTTGACGTAGCCGGAAGTCGAGATCGAAAACAGCATCGGCTGCTCTCTGGATCCGAGAGCGGACGCCAGCACCTCGTACTGCTTCAGCCCCTTGTCGCCTTCCCACGCGGCAATTTCGTCGCAGACAGCTAAATGTGGATTGTACCCGTCACTGGTCTTCGCCTTGAACGGGATCTTTTTTATTGACGAATTAGTCTCAGCTACGTACTTGTACCCCTTGCGCGGCTTCGTCTTCTCGCTCAGGTCCTTATCCAGAAGGACCGACTGCCAGAAAGCCTCGTAAACGATGTCCGCCTGGTCGACCTTCGGCGCACAGCAGAAAACGTCCGCGCCGTACTCGCCATCGTCGTACAGCATCGCCTCGATCACTCCGGCCGCGATGGTGCTCTTGCCCTGCTTCCGTCCCATGACCCACACGACCTCGCGGAACTGCCTCAGCCCGTCCTTGTCGACGATCCCGAACATGATCGCGAGTGCTGCCTTCTGCCACAGTTCCAGCTTTATCTTCTTCGGTGCCAGTTTTCCCTTGACGTGATGCGTATGCGCCTCGATAAACCGGATTTTACTGTTCGCCTTGCGTCCGTCGTACCAAAAAAGGCCTCTTTCGAGACCTTGGATGATATATTCATAAAGCAGATGCACCCATTTCCCGGCCTGCGCCCTGCCATCTTTCAGTTGCTGATAGTAAGCCAGGATATAGTTGTCCATCTTCGGCCCTTCTGTGCCCATGTTTCCCTAGGTTTTTCCTGTTCGGAGGAATTTTAAAG